CACCCTCTCCTGGTTTCATACCACGTTGTACATATCCGTCCCAGCATGGTGATTTTTTATTTGCTTCTTCGTCATAAGAAGCCATATGGTCTGGACAATTTTTTAAATCTGGACAATCTTCTATTGAGTGTGGGTATGGTTGTGGAACATCTTGATTTGTTATAATTCCAGTGTCTGATTTTTTAGCCTGTGCTTCAGCAGCATACAAGGCTCTTTGTTGATCAATTGCTTTTTTACGTGAAGTATGGCAGCCTTTAGTACCACCTGGACCTACAACGGCATAACCCTTGCATCCACCATAGTTTCTTTTAATATCATAAGGCATAGTTAAATTATATCATTCTTATAAGCACTCAGCATGGACTCAATAAAAAGCCTTTCCTCATGTTCAAGGGTATCTAAAATAGAAGGATAATCTATAGTTTCTTTAAGCATTACCAATGGACCATTTTCTTCAAAATATATCTCCACATATCCCTTATTCCATAGAGTAAATGCTATCTCATTTATAAACTTTAAATGCTCTTCAAAGAATTCTGGAATTAGTTCTTTCATCTTGGGAGTAATTGAATAGGTAAAAGATTCAGATTTTTTATCATACCCCAAAATTTCCAAGGCACCTATTTCTATCATCATCTCTATAAGTTCTTTTGCTCTTTGCTCTTCGTCAAAACTTTCTGTCATAGTAGTCTAAAACCACCATCCCAGCCACCTATCCTACCTTTAATTTTATCTTTTTCTAAGCCATAATCATCATCACGAATTGAATCGTCTTGAACAGATCCTCTACCCCAAGTATGAATATCAATCTCTTTTATTCTATCTCTCTGTGACTTACTAATTGCATTATATACAGAGCCACACATAGCGTCAGCCAAATCTTTAGATTTTTTTCTAGGATGATCTACACGATTTCCCATAATTCTTAACTCTAATAATTCTTCTAACAATATGTCAATATGTGGAGCAACTACTCTTTCTTCATAAATTAACATTGCCAAGTCTTCATAATGTTTTTTAGCAACAGACAAAGTTTCTGTTTTAATACCTACCTGCTTTAATTCATTTTGAATATCAAAAGATTGCCACCTATCAAAAGTAACTAAGCCAAGATTGAATCCCGTTCTTCTTAAATCTATAATCCAATTCTTAACTTCACTCAGATCTACTGGACCTTCTCTTTTAGGTTCCCACCAACCTATTGCATCAACTACAACCATAGGCATAACCTGCTCATAATTATTAAAGGACTGAACACTAACCCATTTATCTACGTGTGCAATTGCCACAGCACATTTATCGTGCTTCTGAGCAAGATCAGCGTGCACAAAATATTCTGTATCTGGATTTGGTTTAAAGTTAAAATCAAACCTTCTATTATTGTCTAAAGGATTTCTAAAAGATAAAGCCTTTTCAACCTTTTCTCTAGATTTAAAAAACGCATCAGAAGATACAGTTGGCATACAAGCAAAACGCATTAACGCATCTGATGGGTCTGTAAAAAAAGCAATTTTAAAATCATCTATTTTTCTAGTTGGATTCATTTCCCATGTTGGTCTACGAAGAGCAAATACTCCAGGGAATTTATAAGATAGGATATTGTCTTCTTCCCATTCAATACTAAACTTATTAGATGGATCGTCTTCTGATAAAACTGGATTAATAACAAACTCATAGGTTCTAACAATAGTTTCTTTTTCTGCTACTACATCTTCATATCTTTGTGAAATAAAATCACCCTTATATCTTGGAAATGAAAGAAGAATAACCTTTCCATAATCTGGAAAACGAGAGTCAACAGAACCTCTAAATGCTTTGTACAAATTATCTGCAGTTTTTCCTTGATCATTTCCTCCAGCATTTTCCATTGCAAATCCAGAAATTTCATCAAGCACTGCAAGCATTAAGTTTAAACCTTCTGCTGATTCACGTTCTGAATGTCCAGAATAAACAGTTATAGATTTATTAAATTCAATGCTATCTATCTTTGGTTCTTTATATCTACCAGCAAACCAAGGAGCCCCTTCAATTTTAGATTTAAATCCTTTAAAGAATACGTTTTTTGCTTGTTGTGCGTTTACTGCAACGTTAATAAGGTCTATCGCATCGTTCGATGGTTTCCCAAAATACCTCGATGGGTCTTTGAGGCAAAGAAGTTTATAGACAATATAAGCACAGCCAATGGTAGAAGTATGATCTTTACCACTACCTTTTCCACACATAAGAATAACCTCAGACTTAGTGTATTTTTTGTAATGTTCTTTTCCATTCTCTTTTCCTAACCACCTTTCTACATCTTCTTCTTTATATATTTGACTCATACATTCTACCAAAGTATATTGATACTCTGATAATTCTGGCATATTAAGATAGTCTTTACTTCTTACAAAAGTTTTTACATCCACTGGCATTTCTTCAAAAGGACTTTCATCCAATGCTTCTATAAATTCACTAAAATCAATCGTTGTCAATTACCATCACCTCTGTTTGCACTTCAGAAAGTTTTGTCATAATCTCGTGTCTAATTTCTGGGTGCTTTGAGGCTACATCTTTTAATATATTAATTAATATTCCTTGTTTTCTTTCCATTTCAATAATCTGTTCTGCTATTTCTTTATTATCTAATAGCCCTGCTTTTTGTAACATTTCAAGTCTTTTGCTTTCAATATCTGCTATCAGTTTGATAGCGGTTGTTTTTGCTGAAAGATTTGCAGTAGAATCTGCGGCGTCAATAACTTCGTAAGTTTTTTTAATTAAAGATGAATAGTGTTGATCTGCTCCAGCAAGGGCTTCTTTGGCTCTCATATGAATAGCCTGATTATTAGAAATCATGGAACGCCAGTCATTAAGAAGGGATAATACTTTTTGACGTGGCATCTCTAATTCTTTTGAAATCTGAGAAGCATCATATCCTTTAAGATACTCTGCAGCAACCTGGTTTACCAAGTCTAAATGTTTAACTAAATCATCATTCATTATTTAATGTCCTTAACAATACAAGATATCCAATAAGATCTAAAATAGTGTCTTCCGATGCATACTCTTTACCCTTATGTATTCTATTAAGTTTATCATCAATTCGAATATAAATTTGTTCTTTTGGAGTAGATTTACTAAATATATTAATAGGATGACTATAAGAACTACCATAAGAAGTATTCTTCTTAATAAGTAGTTCTGCTATATCCAGACATTCATCCAATATCTTTCTACCCGCTGGTGCTTGAGTAGACAAGTCTCTAACAAACTTCATTCTATCTTCAAGTTCTTTTTCAAAGTTTGGAATCTTATACTCTGCCACGATTACCTCTTTGACTTTCTAAGACCAAACTTGGCAAGATATACGTATATAGTTTCAACAGATGCTCCACATTCTTTAGCAATTTCTTGAGGGGTTTTCTTATCAACTTGATACCTTTTCTTAAGCCAAGCCTCGCTAGTATATAGTTTCATTTTATCATTAACCCCTAGTCTTGTCAAGATTATGTGGCTGATCAACAAGTTTATGCCAATTTTCTGAAGCATACCACCCAATTGCTATCGAATCAGCAACATCATCATCATCAATATTTAAATCAAACTGAATATTAACTTTATTAATAGTTCTAGTCTTTCTCATTTCTCTTTCTTTTGACTTATAAAATGAATAAGACTTTTCTTCTCCGTAAAGATCTCTAATGGCTTGTTTTTCTTCTTTTTTAAGTCTTCCATTTCCAATCCAAGACTGCCAAGATACTGGTGAACATGAAACTATTGGAGCCTTGTGATATATCTGACTTGCACCAAGTATTGATCCCTGTACCAACGAAAGAGTTATTGCAGTATTTTGAGAATTTGTATATATAGCAGATTCTATTACTATTGCATCTATTTCAAAATCTTTTAAAAATTCAGTAATCTTTCTACTTGCATCCCCAGTTCTTTCATAAACATGATTACCATAAAAATTTACCTTTCCATACTTTACAAGTTTTCTTTCTGAGAATAAAGAAAATGCCATTGAGTTTGTAGATGCATCAATTGCTAAAATAGTTTTTGGATTACCTATATATCTTAATTTATTTTTGCTCATAATCAAAAAAATCCTTAAGTTCTTTTAAGAATTTATCTACCTTCCTATTATTAACGAGACAAGGATCACAAAAAGTATTGTTATTATAAATGCTAAGATTGGTACCACAGCCGCCAGCACAAATACGACTTTTTCCAATTCTTTCTTTAGACTTGGTGATTCTATATCTTTGAACAATTTTTTCTTTAGTTGCTTTAGCCCTACACTCACTAGAGCAATAAATTTGGTTTTTGCTTTCTGTTTCAAAAGATTCATCACAGCACTGACAATGTTTTAGCATTCAAGTTCTTTCCTTCTTTCAATCTTTATAACACCCTTATCTCTTGAATCGCATACCTTTTCTATTGGACAAGCACCACAAACCTTTGAGTCTTTTCTATATCCTCTTTCTGGTAGTTCTTGATTATCAAATGCCTTTCTAACTTTACGCATCCAATCAAAGAAGTAGTCTATAAACTTAACATAGTTTTCGTTAGCAACAACTGGTATTACACATATCTCATGAGTATTTTTATTCTCATAAACAATAGCACCCACTTGTTGTTTTAATATTTTCATATAAATAAGTAACTGTTCAATGTGATATGAACTTGCAGTACCCTTAGCCTTATGATATTCAAAGGCTTCATTCTTTGTTGTTTTAATTTCTAATAAAACTAGTTTATCTTCTAGTCTTACCATAGCATCTGCATAGCCAAATATAGGAGGATCTTCATTAATAATTTGTTGTTCTTTCCACTCCAATATTCCTTGTGCTTCTAATGCTCCTTGAATTCTTTCATGACTACTAGAACCAGTATTCATATTTGCATAATTGATACCTGTATTTTTTTCTTCCCACTCATTGCCCTCAAATGCTAAATACCAGTATCTAGCACAATGTCCATTACCAAAAACTAATGTAGATGGGCTAAATGTTTTTTTCTTAATAAATCCAGTTTTACTAGACAACTTCATATGACCTTCATGAATATGATCTGCAATTTTAGAAAGGTCTATACCTGGTTCTGTTTTCTTAACCATCTTTTTTACTAATCCTTTTGTCATTAAAAATTCCTCACATTATATTTAAGAGCATCGACAAGTTTGTCAGTTGCTTCTCTTATTGCGTAATACATATTTTTCTTTGCCCTGTCATCTTTTTTAACATGTGAATACCATGCAGCCAACATAGCAAATTTTGCTGACTGTGCTTGAAGTTGTGTTATCAGTAAAGTAGCCTTTGCAGCAGGAACGTCTGGATTAGCAATTAATTTAGCAACTATTGTTAATGTTTTAGTAAATTCCTCATCCTGCATATATTCTGACATCTCATTAAAAGATGTTAGTTTATTTAATAACTCTACTGTTGATTCCATTACTTCTTCTTTCTTAGTTGTTCAAATACTTCCCACTCAATTATAGCAAGTCTTACTTTTTTATGACCTTCACCAAGAACTACCATGAGTGCTGGATCCTTTTTTCTATCTACTTTCATAGTGTCAGAAACAATTTTTGACCAAGAGTCTTGGCTAACGGAATAGGATTTAGAATACTCTTTGACATCTACTACGAAGTCATCCAATGATCCGTCAGCCTTGACTGGTCCTCTACCAGAATTAATGTGTGGCTTAGCACCAATACGTTTTAGTTCTCCACGCTCACTCATTAATATCCTTTCTGTGGAAAAGTTACTTTAGACATATGCTTTTTAGTACACATCCAAGTAAGATCTCCTTTTTCTGCATACATTCTTGCTTTTTCTACTATTTCTTTACATGTATGGCAAATAAATTTACCAGGATACAAAGTATAGTTAGTCGTTGATTGTTGATTCAAGTTCTTTTAATTTCTCTGGATTTGCTTTTAGGTATTCAATTACTTTTGCTCTACCTTGTAATCTTTCACCAAGAACTGTATACCAAGCCCCACCTTTTTCGATGGTACCTAATAGTTCTGCAGTATCTACAAGATCTGCTACCTTATCTACTCCAATGCTATCTCCATCAAAATAAAAATCATATTCACCAGCAAGGAATCCTGGACCAGTTTTATTAAAATCAATATGCCAATTTACTTTTCTTCCAACTTTTCCTTCTATAAGTTTGTCTCCCACTGCAATCTT